GCGGTGTCCTCGGCAGCCTGTCCAAGATGTGGATCGGGCAGCCGATCGTCGAGGGCGAAGCGCGCACGAAGATGCACATCGGCCTCCCCGCGGTCCTCGCCCGGCTGTCGTCGGCGCTGCTGTTCGCTGAAGCCCCGAAGATCCGCTACGAGAAGCCCGAGGACACGCAGCCGCATGTCGAGGGCGCACCCGTCGTCAAGTGGGTACACCCGGGGCAGGCTCGCCTCGATAAGATCATGGGCTCCGACGAGTCACACGCCGAGTTCCTCAAGGCCGGCGAATACTCTGCGGCCCTCGGTGGCGCGTACCTCGCGGTCACATGGAACGCGGCGCTCCGCTCGCACGTCCGCCTCCGTGCCTACGCGCACGACTGCGCGATCCCCGAGTTCCAGGACGGCATCCTCACCGGTGTCACCCTGTGGACCGAGTACCAGCAGGGCGGCGACATCTTCCGGCTGCTCGAGCGCCAGGATCCAGGCATGGTGTCGTTCACCCTGTACAAGGGCGGCGCCCGTGTCCTCGGCGAGATCGTGCCGCTGTCCAGCCTCACGGAGACGAAGCACCTCAACGCGCTCCGCACCGAGGGCGAGGTGACGGCTGCGCTGCAGTTCCCCGAACTGTGGAACGAGACGGTCGTCGTCGCGACCGGTGTCGACCTGCTCGCCGTCGTGTACTTCCCGAACGAACTGCCCCAGACGGACTGGCGCAAGATGGGCGTGCTCGCGAACCTGGGCCGCTCGGACTTCGCCGGCAACGAGGAACTCTTCGACAAGGCCGACCAGGTGTGGTCGTCGCTGATGCGGGATGTCGAGAACGGTGGCGGGCGCATCACCGCCCCCGAGTCTTATCTTGAGTCGGCGGGGCCCGGCCAGGGTGCCACGTTGGACCTGAACCGTCAGGTGTACTCGGGCATCAACGCCATCGGGTCCGCCGGCGACTCCCTCGGCTCACAGCTGACGATCTCGCAGTTCGAGATCCGCGCTGAAGCTCACCTCGTCATCATCGACGCCATCAAGGCGGAGATCGCGAACCAGTGCGGTTACTCCCCGTCTCACCTCGGCCTGAAGAACGCGGGCGCAGCGAAGACGGCCACGGAGGTCGTCGCGGACTTCACCGACTCGGAACTCACCCGGGACAAGAAGGCGCTCTACGTCAAGCCCGCTCTCGCGCAACTCGCGAAGGTGGCGCTGGCGATCGACGGCGTGGTCTTCCCCGGACAGGGCGGCGCGCTGTACGACGAACTGCCGGACGTAGAGTTCGCGGCCGTCTCTCAGGTCGATCCGGAGAAGATCGCGCGCACAGTCGGCCTCGCTGACGTTGCGCGTGCCATGTCCACCCGGCAGCGAGTCAAGGAGTTGCACCGCGACTGGGAAGCAGACCAGATCGACGAGGAGGTCACGCTGATCCTCACCGAGCTCGGCATGCTCGCTCCCGCGCTCGACCCGTCGGCATTCACCGGCGGCGCACCGATCGCGTGACTGACAGGGGGTGACTCGTGGCCCAGTACGTTCCCGATCCCCCCGGTCTGCCGCCGCACGACCTCATCGAGGAGATGGGCGCCGAACTCGCCGCCCGGTTCGCGGGTGCGGAGGACGAACTGATCCGTCAGGTCGCCGTCCGCGCCTACCGTGACTTGGCGCTGCAGGAGATCGTACGAACGACAGCCATGGACGAGCACATGGGCTCGCTGTTCTCCCGGGCGCTGGCTCGGAACCGGGCCCTCGCTGAACTCGCCGCACACCGGGCGCAGACGCTCCGCGACCTGCAGTTCTCCGCCGTGCAGGTGGCGGGGAAGCTGAAGGCGAAGCAGACCGCCATCGACGTCATCACTCTTGCCTGGCAGGAGGGCGAAGGTGCCGCGGCTGCCCGGCTCGGCATGGCGAAGCGGCTCCCCGCGACGTCGGCGCTGAACGGCACGTCATCGCAGGCGGCGACGATGCTCACCATGGACCTCACCTCACGGCTCGAGGACATGGCGCTACGCATCGCCCGCTACCCGCAGGACGCCTACCAGCGAATCATCTCGCTCACCGCGTCGAACACGCTCCTCGGCACGACGACGAGCCTGCGCATGCAGCAGGCCAGCGTTCAGCGGTTCCTCTCCGAGGGCATCACCGGGTTCGTCGACAAGGCCGATCGTCACTGGCGCATCGGCTCCTACGCGGAGATGGCCGGCCGCACCGCCGTCAATCGGGCGTTCAACGATGCTGGCGTGTGGCGGATGCAGCAGTCGGGTGTCAACCTCGTCACCGTGCAGGGCGGGCTCGACTCCTGCCCGCAGTGCGCGCCGTGGGTGGGTCGGATCCTCTCCACCGATGGCAGCACCGGCGACGTCGAGGTGCAGCACGCCACGGAGGACCGCACGGTCATCGTGACCATCGCGGCAACCCTCGACGAGGCGCGGTCAGCGGGGCTCTTCCACCCAAACTGCAGGCACAAGGCCACTGCGTACCTCCCGGGTCTCTCGATCCCTCAGGCAGGCCAGGAGTACAACGCGGAGGCCGACGCGGCACGCACTCAGCAGCGGTCGATCGAGCGTGACATCCGCAAGGCGAAGCGGGAACAGTCCGTCGCGGGCGACCCTGCAGCGAAACAGCGGGCCGGCGCGAAGGTCAAGGCCAAACAAGCCCAGATGCGCGACCACCTCGAGGCCACCGGCCGGAAGCGCGCGTCATTCCGTGAACAGCTGTCATTCGCTGACGGCAAGTAACCCCTGGCAACTAGAGCCGCGTAACGCTCGTCCTCCCCGTCGAATGGCTCTGATAGGGGAAGGCGAGGGCCAGTCCCACATTCTCACCCCGCTCTGCCTGCACAGGGCGGGGTGGGTCAGCGCTGCCGCAGGGGTGGCGCTTCATCCAACCGCGTCCAGGTGGCGCAGAGGAGCATCATGTTCAAGCACACCCAGCACTTCGGCCCCACATCCCGCACGAAGCTCGACCTCATGGGTATCCGGTTCCTCAACGAGCCCGGGGACGGCGACGGGGCAGGCGGAGACGGAGACGCTGCCGCACAGGCCGCCGCCGCTGCTGCTGCCGCCGCCAACGATGCCGCACCGTGGACCAAGGAGAACTTCGACCCCGAGCGCGCATTCCGCCTCGTCGAGAACCTCCGCGCCGACGCTGCCACCAACAAGACCAAGACCGAGGCTGCGATCCAGGCTGCTGCCGACAAGGCGCAGAAGGACACGCTGGCGCAGTTCGCCAAGCTCCTCGGCGGCGGTGAGCAGGAGGAAACCGACCCCGTGAAGCTCGCGGCCAAGGTCACCGACCTCACCTCGCAGATCGACGCACAGCGCGACGACCTCACCAAGGCGCAGGCAGCCACCAAGGCCGGCCAGCTCTCCACCGCCGTCGCCGTGCTCGCACACGGCCTCGGTGCATCCGCTCGTCTGCTCCTCGCAAACGACACTTTCAAGACTTCCATCGCGTCGGTAGATCCGGCAGATGAAGCGGCCATTACGGCCAAAATCACGGCCGCAATCCAGGCGAACGCGGCGCTGAAGACCACCCCGCCGAGCTCAGGTGGCTCGAACCACACGGGCGGTCAGACCCAAGCACTCGAAGCGCAGCTCGCTGCAGCGACGAAGGCCGGGGACATTGCAACATCCATCACCCTCAAGCGTCGCATCGCCGCCGCCAAACACTCCTAAGGAGTAACACATGCCAGGAATCGTCGGTCAGGGCACGACCTACAACGAGCCCAACTTCGTCGGGGAGCTCTTCCAGATCACCCCCGAATCCACCCCCCTCCTCTCCGCCATCGGTGGCCTCACTGGCGGCCTGTCCGTCAAGACCGTCGAGAAGGAGTGGCAGTTCGAGGACCTCCGCGACAGCGACCAGAACACCGCCCTCGAAGGTGCCGCGGCTCCCGCCGGCGCCGGCCGCGTCCGGTCGTTCGACAGCAACATCGCCGAGATCCACCACTCGGCAGTGGAGACGAGCTACACCAAGCAGTCCACGCCGAACAAGACCACCAACGCGGGCGTCGATGACGTCAACCCGGTCACCAACGAGCACGACCACCAGGTCATGCTCGAGATCAAGGCCATCGCGAAGGACGTCAACCACGCCTTCTGGAATGGCGAGTACCGGAAGCCGACCGACAACACGCAGGCACGCAAGACCCGCGGGCTGCTGCAGGCCATCTCCACCAACCGTGTCATCTACGGCAACGCGGAGATCAGTGCGACCGCCGCGACGGACACCATCACCGGCACCCACTCGCTGAGTGTCGGTGACAAGGTGATCTTCACGGGCCGCGGTGCCTCGTCCGCCGTGGTCATCGGCCGCGTGTACTTCGTGCAGTCGGTCGCCACGACCGTCTCGTTCAAGGTCGCCGCGACCGTGGGAGGCGCTGCCATCACCATCGGCACCGCAACCGGCGTCAAGGTCATCCCCGTGTCCTCGACCGCCCCGGTGCTGGACACGTACAACAGCCTCTTCCAGAAGGCCTACGACAACGGTGGACTCGGCGATGTCATGTCGGCCACCATCGCCGTCAACTCCTCGCAGAAGCGCAACCTGACCGCGACCTACGCGGCAGCGTACGGCAAGGCCAACCCCCTCGCCGGCACCCGCAACGTCGGCGGGGTGAACCTGACGACCGTCGAGACTGACTTCGGCACGCTGAACATCATGCTCGACCGTCAGCTCCCGCAGGATGCTCTCGCGATCGTCTCGCTCGAGCAGCTCGCCCCGTTCTTCCTCGAGGTCCCCGGCAAGGGTCACTTCTTCGAGGAGGACCTGGCGAAGGTCGGCGCGGCTGACCGCACGCAGCTCTACGGCGAAATCGGCCTCGAGTACGGCAACGAGAAGGCACACGCCCAGCTGCGTGGCCTCCCGGTGTTCGCCTAGCAATACCCGCTGGTCCCGAGACGTCTTCCACCGTCTCGGGGCCGGCCCCCCTTGGGTGATAGCTCAGAGGCCAGAGCAGCGGATTCCAAACCCGCCGGTCGCAGGTTCGACTCCTGCTCACTCAGCAACCCCGCCCCCACACGATCGGAGTCTCCCACCATGGCGCGCATCAAGCACCCGAACCCGCAGCAGGGCACGTTCACCGACCGGATCGGCGGTGTCGTCTTCCGCGACGGGTTCGCCGAGGTCGACCTGACCCTCGACGAGAACCTCCGCGAGGCGTACCTGATGCACGGGTACGAGATCTCAGTATTCACGGGGATCACGGTCGACTTCGATACGCTGACCGCAAGCAGCGGATCCCCCCAGCCGTTGGCACCCCTCCCCGCACCCGACTACCTGGCCGACTGGTCGAAGGCGAAGCTCACGGCGTACGCCACCGACCAGAGCATCGACATCGGCGGCGCGAAGACGAAGGCTGAGATCCTCGCGGCCATCACCGCACAGTCGCCCCTCGCCTACGTCGACGAGGCCTAACGATGGCCCAGCGCACCTACGCCACAGAGGTCGACTACACGGCCGCCGCCGAGGAACCCTTCGTCGGCGACTCGGCCAAGCTGCTCAAACGCCTCCGCTCCGCATCCATCGAGGTCGAGAAGCTCACCCGCCTCGCCTGGTACGCCGTGGACGTCGACGGATACCCCACCGACGTCGACGTGTCCGCCGCCTTCACTGAGGCCACCGTCGCGATCGTCGAGCACTGGGAGATCACGGATGACCCCACCGGCGCCGAAGCGCTCCAGGGCGCGGTGAAGATCGGCTCGGTGTCTCTCGGCACCACGTCCTCCGCCGCCTCGTCGACGTCAGCGATCGACAAGCTCGCCGCACGCATCGGCGAGAAGGCCATCGACATCCTCACGAACGCGGGCCTCCGCTCGTCCGCCGTCAATCACACGTAGGGAGCGATCATGGCCCGCCTCCGCGCGAAACACCTGCCGCACCGCATCATCATCACCCGGCTCACTGGCGAGGGCGCAGAAGGGGCAACCTGGGCCGCACCAGACACCGGCCGGCCATCGTACGTCGAGCAGAAGGCGAAGCTCGTCATCGACCGCCGCTCGACCTCGCCGACCGCCGGCCAAGAGGTGATGTCGTCCGCGTTCGTCGTGATCCTCACCGATGACGACGTGCTCCCCGGCTCCCTCGTCACCGTGTGGAAGGGAACCCCGCGCGAGAGCGAACTCACGGTCATCACGTCCGCGCTCTTCGAATACCCGCGCACCCCCTCGCACGTCGAGCTCTACCTGTAGGAGGCATCGTGGCGACCAGCATCCAAGCGACGATCAAGATGACGCAGGGCATGGACGGGGCAATCGCCGAGATCCTCCTCGGCGCTGTCAAGGGGCAGAACCTCGCCGGCGAACGCCTCCTCGCACTGTCCAATGAGGAGGCACCACTCATGGACAACACCCTCATCGAGTCGTCAACAGTAGTCCCGGCGGAGAAGATCGGCGACGACACCCTCGTCATCTATGACACCCCCTACGCGGCCCGCTGGCATGAGGACGGCGAGCTCGTCGACAACCTCGGCCGCCACTACATGGGCAACTCGAACTTCTTCGGAGGCCGGAAGTCGCACTACCTCATCGACCCCGCCATCAATAACAAGCGCGAACTGCGCGACAAAGTAGCAGCGGAGATTCGACGTGGCTGACCCCGACGCCTACCCGATCATCTTCCGCCGCGCACTCGCACAACACCTCGCAGACCAGGGCGTCGGCGTCTACTCGGCCGGCGCGTACGCATCCACCGACCGGGGCATCTACACCAACGGGCCCGCGATGCCCACCACCGTCGACAACTGCGTCGTCCTCGGCTGGCTCACCCCCATCCCCGATGGCAGGGCGAACATGACCTACCGGGTGCAGATCGTCTCCCGCGTCAAGGGCAACACCATCGCCGCCGAGAACCTCGCCGCAC